AATATCCCAGCAGCAGGGTTGCCGGACTAGAGTTCCCTTAGGTTCGGCGAACCTCGTGCGGGCCTTAACCCCGGTTCGTTGCAGGTTCAGGCGGTCCATCGCTTCACCTCCTGTGGCTCGAAATCGTCGAGCTCCAATGCGGCCGCTCCCCGGCTCAGCGCCTCTGGGCTGAACCGGGCATAAATGTCGCGCGTGACTTTCGGGTTCGAGTGCCCGAGGTAGCTGGCGATCTCCTCCATCGGCACCCCGGCCTCAGCTTGGCGTACGGCTGCACTATGCCGGAGCATATGCGGATGGACGTGCCTTAACCCGGCGGCCTGCGCCGCGGTGGCGAGCCCCTTCTTCACTGACGTGACGCGCCGGCCGGCCCACTCAATCACGTGGTCGCTCATCGCACCCTCGCGTGCCGCCAGCATGCGCAGACGCAAGGTCTTCGTCATGGGTACGACAGCGCGGCCCTTGTGTGGGACTGTGATGTCCGGATCCTCCAACAGGATCTTGCCGCGCTCGAAGTCGCAGCGCTCCCAGGTGAGGCCGAGGATGGCGGCAGCTCGCCCGGCCGTGCCGTAAGCGAGGTGCACGAACAACGAGAGGTGTGGCGCTTTGCAGGCTTCTGCCAGCCGGGCGACCTCGTGCGCGCGAAGGTGCCGCTCTTTCGGCTTCACGGCAGCTGGACGCTCGATGTGCGGCGCCTCAGCGATGAGCTTGTGCTTCTCGGCCCAGACCAGCACCATCCGGAGCCGGCCGAGCTCGGTCACAATGGTGTTGTCCTTCCGTCCGGCTGCCCTTCGCTCGTCGGTGTGAGCTCGGCAGTCGGCGATAGTGATCGCCTCGCCACTCATCTTCCCGAACCGGGCCTCGAGAGCCTTCCACTCGTAGGGCATGATCTTCGTCACGGCCCGGCCCGCCTTGTCGATGAGGTAGGCGTCCCACAGCTCCTTTACAGTATTTCCTTTCGGGCGGGTTCGTTCGGCGTAGACCGCTGGCGCAATCCGTCGAGCCTCGCTCGCGTCAGAGGTGCCAAGGCGGTAACGTTTCCGCTTGCCCCCCTCCCACCAAGCGACGACGCACTCCCCCTTGAGGCGTCCGATCTCGTATGGCTCGTCTGACATTCCGCCTGCTCCAGAGCTTCGACCGCTGAGAGCGGGATGCGAAGCAGCTTCCCGCCGAGCCGGAAGGACGCGAGGTCGCCCCGGTTCGCCATGTTTCTAACGTGGCGCTCGCTGCACCCCCAGCGCTCCGCGACGAGGGCAGGGGTCAGAACCTTCGGGCTCATGGGCGCTCTTCCCCTCCAAACGTCCGCTCCAAAGCATCCCCCGCCGCAGCCTGAGCCGCGCGATAGGCCTCCCGCTCGGCGGCCAGCTTCTTGAATTCGCGCGATCGGCGCTGGAGGAGCCCGAGCGATCCGAGTTCGCGCTTGATCAACTCAGCCTCGAGCAGCGCCGAGCGCTCGGTGGCGGCGGCGCGACTGCCCGGCCCGTGGGAGGCCGAATATTGCGCGAGACCCGCGCGGCAGACGGCGATGCGGAAGGCGAGGTAGTCCAGCACCTCGTTGTAGGTCTGGGCGCGGATGCTGGCGGGCTTACTCGGCATCGGCCTGCCTCCGCTGATTTTCAACCTGAACTGGTCCGAGCCGTCGAGCGATGAAGTCGCGGAAGAATCCGGCGCTCTCAATCACCTGCGGATCGTGGAAAATCATCTCGTCCAGCGAGCGCAGCGCCTCCGTCAGCCGAGCGACGCCGGCCTCTGCGGTCTGGGCGCGGGCCTCGGCGTTCTCGGCACGCCGAGCATAGAAGCCGCCTGACGTGGCGCACATCTCCTGCACCTTGATCGCGGCATCGCGCTCCCGCGTCAGCTGTGCGACGGCGTCTTCTTCCACGCCAAGCTTCGTGGCCAGCCCCTGCTTCTCGGATGTGGCGTTGAACTTGGCGACCACGGCCGCGGCGAGGTCAATGCCGGCCGTCACCGCGCACAGATCGGCGCAGATCACGACATCGGCCAGTTCCTCGGCAAGGTCGCTCAGTGACGCCCGAGAGCCGCGCCAGCCCTGCCGCTCGCGCTCCAGCTTCTTGATGACGTTGCAGGCTTCTCCCGTCTCGCCGGCAAGCTCGTTGCCCCGGAAGGACAGGTCGGGGACCTGATCCGGGCACCATTCGGCCCGGCGCTCGATGTTCGCGCGATGGAGCGCGGCGAGGGTTAGCGCATTCGGCGTCTTCATCTCACTCATGCCACCCGTCCTTCTTCCTGATCTGCAGGTGTGGGCGCCGGCGGTCGGCCGAGCGCAGCCATGGTGCGGGCGCTCATGGCCAAGCCCCGATCGTGTCTGCGAGGGTGAGCCCGGCGCCGCCGAAGACCGGCGTGTCCCAGGTGATGTCCCGCCCGTGGGTGGGGTGCATCCGGTTCACCAACACGGCAGCCTGACGCACGGCTCGGGCGGGCGTGTCCGCCTCGCCGGTCAGCAGAAGGATGACGGCTTCGCCGGTCAGATCGTCGGCGCGGTGCCGCTCGTTGCGCGACACGAGGCGGCGCACGGCCGCGAGCATGTCGGCGCCTGCCTCGATCGGGCGCGGCCCGGTACGCAGGCGCGCCATGGCATTCCGATGCGCCGTCTCCCTGGCGCGCTCCGCGGCGCGGGCAGCGATCCGCTCGCGCTTCTGCTGCCTGACCTCGCCATAGCCGGGCGGTGGGGTGGTGCAGATCCCGTTCCGGTAGCGGAAGGAGCGCGCCGCCGAATAGGACTTGCCGGGGATGTGCTTGAGCGTGCCCCAGATCTTCACGAGGTCGATCTGCTCGGGCGTCCACTCCACCGCGCGTCCGCCGCCGTTGCGGCGCTTGCCGGTGCTGAGACCCAGATCCTGCGCGCGCCGGCGCAGCGCGTAGATTTTCCGGTCGGGCAGCACCTCGAGGAGCTTGCGGTAGTCGGGGTAGTGCTCTTCGACGAGCGCGCTGTCCTCCGCGCTCCAGGCGTGCTTGATCTTCGGGGCCTTGTTGCGCGCCAGGACGCTACGCAGGGTCGAAGTGGGTACGCCCGGGTAGGCGGCGCGCAGCGCCTTGCGGTCGCCCGCGAGGCTGAGGATGTGCGCTTCCTGCTCGGGGGTGAAGCGGGACTTGCCGGCCATCAGCGCTCTCCCGCCAACACGAGCGCCGCGCGAGCAATAGCCCGCACCTCGCTGAGCGACTGCGCGGTCTCGACGCGCTCCAGGGCGCGCCGCAACTCGTCAGGATCCGGCGGCGTGCGGATCGGGATCTCGCGCCGGGCCGCCTGCGAATGGCGGATGAGGTCCCGGGGCGGCTGAGCGAAGTTCGGGATGTGGTCGAAGGCGTTGCGGGTCATGCCACAGCCCTCGTCGTATCGCGGCGATGCGCAGCGCGCGTGTCGGCATCGAGGGCGTAGCCCTGGCCCCAGACCGTTTGGATGCCGACCCCGTAGGGGCGCAGCTTCTTCCGGATCTTGCAGATGAAGACATCGACGATCTTCGGCTCCGCGACCTCCTCGACCGTGGCGCGATCCGCGTAGAGGGCTGTCATGATGGCGTCCTTGGTCGCCACCTCCCGGTTCACGAGGCAGCCGAACACGCGGACTTCCTGGCCCGTCAGGCACCACTCGACCGGCGGCCGGTAGCATTCCGTGAGGATGGATTCGAGCGCAGCTACGCGCTCGCGGAGGAACAGGTTTTCCTGCTCCACGACTTCAAGCCGCCGCTCGACGTCCATGGCTTCTCACCTTCTTCGTGTTGCGGAACAGGATGACGACGAGGCCTTTCCAAGCGGGCAGGTCGTGCTCTGCGGCGAAGCGGGCGCCCTCGCGCTCGGCACGCGTGCCCATCTCTCGGATCGTTGTGGCAATGTCGGCCGCCTGGACCTGTCCGCGGTAGCTCTCGCCGAACAGCAGCTCTTCAACGGCCTTCAGGGCGGCGGCCGACACGGGCGCCATCATCCCCTCGACGCAGGTCTGCAGGACCTGTCGGCCGCCCATGGCGCCGCGCCGCGAGCACAGCGTACGGATGCATGAGACTGCCAGCGTCTCACCGACCTTGAAGCGGCCTTCGCCGGGCGGCTGCCGAAGGATGCGCGCCCCGGCGCGCCGGCAGGCTTGATCGATCGTGAGGGCGTCTTCGTCGCCGGCGGCGACGAGGGCGTGATGCAACTGCGTCGGCGTGGCCGAAATCCGGTCCCGGTTGTGCTTCACGAAGGCGGCCGCGCGATCCTCGTGCCGCTCACCCTCGACCATCATCACCGGGATCGTCGTGATACCCGGGTGCGAGGCTGCCGCGATCGCGGTGTGCTGCCCATCGACCACGTGCAGCTTGCCGTCGACATCGACGACGACAGGCGGCTTGAACGCACGCCAGTCCCAACCACCGACAATACGCCGGATCAGGCGAACGCTGCGCTCTGACAAATTGCGCTGATAGCTCTCGTCGACGAGGAGCCGGGTCGGATCGACATCGATGAAGATCGGCACGCTCATGGTGACGTCGCTTGGCGCGACGTCGGGCATGGCCAGAGCTCTGATGGGGCGCTGGCTCATACCGGCACCCCGATCGTCAGCAGGGTTGCGACGGCGCCGCCCAGAATGCCGGGCCCGCCCAGCATCAGCGCGAGCGCGGTGAGGTCCGGATCACCGGTCTCGGTGCGGGGAAGGCGCGCGAAGCGGACGACGAAGGCCCAGGAGCCGATGGTGGCGACCGCGAGCACGCCGGTGGCGATGAGGAGGGATTCCATCTCAGCGGCCCTCCGCTTTCGCGATGGCGGCACGCGCTTCGTCGGCAGTGATGTGAGAGCAGCCTTCGACCTCGGAGGCCATCGGTGCGTAACTCAGCCCGAATGGCTTCCAGTCGCCGTCACGAACCTCACGGACCTCACTGCCGAAACCGAGCTTCCTAGCCAGGATGCCGGCCGTGCCGAGTTCGCGAAGGTGCCCAACAGGGCAGCCCTTGAATCGCAGTTCGTAGAGGCCAGACCAGCGGCGGTCCGGGTGCCCTGGGGTCATTGCTGGTGTAGCCATCACGCCCTCCCAGCGCATCGGGCGTCGGCGGTCAGTGGGTAGCGCTGAGCCTGCACGCTGGCGTCGTCGAGGAGAGCGAAGTTGTCGGTGCTGTCCGGGTCGAGCAGATCACCGACGATTGCGAGGCGGGCCTGCGCGTCGGTCTCGAGGCGGTGCAGGTGGATCTCCGTGCAGCCGGCGCGCGCCAGGAGCTTCAGGACGGCCGCGTTATTCGGGCCGTCGCCGATGCAGCCGACGAACAGCCGCTCGGCCACTCCGGTCTCCGTGCGGCGCACGGCGATCATCACGGCGCCGACGAACTCGTGCGGCTGCACGGTAGCGGTGTCGAACACACCCACCGCGTAGCGGCGCCCGGAGTGTCCGCGCCAGGCGGACAGGTTCAGGCCGTTCCCGAGGCCCTGGGCGGTGCGCAGGCGCTCCTCGCGCACCGCGGGGCGATCGGCGCGGTCGTCTTTGAGGCCTTGCAGGAATTGGAAGTTGTCGAAGTGTCGGCGGCGCATCGGGCGGCTCCATCGCGGGGTGCGATGGGCAGGATCATAATGGGCAAATGCCCTATGTCAACGCCTCAATGGGCAATCGCCCTCACCTTTTGCCCATTCGTGTTATCCACCTCTGTCCACAGGTGCCTGAAAAATTGGTCTGGAACCGTTCGTTTTGTTCTTCCTTTGTTCTCAACGTGAGCGCAGCCTAAGCGTACACACCCGGACGGAGTCGGCGCATGTCGGAGGTCACGTTCTACGTTTTTCAGCCCTTCAAAAAGGCCACGAAGGGCAACCGCATCATCGCTGGCGAGGCGGTGCAAGTGCCGAACCGGCGTAGCGCAGAGCGCGCTGTCGAGGCGCTTCGGGGCGGCCTAGTCGGAGCGCTTGCGTTTTCACGAACAGGCGACCCTACCGAGGGCGAGTGGGGCGACGCTAAGCTAATCGCCCAAAACGGTTTGATCCCTGAAGAATTTCTATCAGCGAGCGTACCCTGGTGAAGCGCGAGAAGACGGCTAAAAGTAAAGATCCTCGTCTTGATGTACCCCTGACCGCTTCAGATGCAGTCCGCGTTTCATGCGACGATTGCGGCCATCTTGGCTTTCTCGATCAGGAGCGCTTGACGAGCCTCGAAAAGGCCGGCTGCCATACTTTCGGAGAACTCGGCCGCCGTCTCAAGTGTTGGGACTGTTTCGGTGCAGGAGGTCTTGGCAAAAACATCTCGCTGGAAATGATTTGCAATGACCCTAAGCGAAAAGAGATCCGACGATCACATGGATTGACTTGACAATCTTGCGGTCTATTTCGACCTCGCCCGCCGGATTGTGCTGAAATAATACAAGCATGGATCCGGAGTAGCGGACAAACTCCTTGATGTAGCCCTCGGGCGCATCGCCTTCCTGCTCGGGAAAAATCTGAACGACAACATCATCCCCTCGGCGTGCGGGCCTGTGAGGATGGACCCACACCTTCTCGCCCTCCTTAAAACGCGGCCGCATGCTGTCACCAGCGACGTAGGTGGCGTAGGCGTCTTCAACATTCTCCAGAATCGGCGGGCGCGGAATCGTCTCGATCACCTGGCCATTGTAGACGAGCTTGCCGTCATCGCCGCCTTTCACCACGCCGAGCACGTCGAGAGGTGGGCCATACTGTGGCGGTGCCTCTCGACGTATGGTCGAAGGGTCAGCAGAGAGCGGAGCTCTGCCGGTAGACTGCGCTCCGCCATCTGCCACTCCAACCAGCCAGTCGGCTGATTTGCCCAGCTCCGCAGCCACCTTGAACAGGTTCTCGAGCTTGCCTCGGCCGCGCTTCAGCGCATCACGCACGTAGGTTTCACCGAGCCCGGCCGCGATCGACAGCTCTTTCATCTCGCGCCCTTGCGCGCGCATCTCTTCTTCCAGGCGTCGGCGGACTAAGTTGTCGAGCATGGTGGGAGACTGCCCACCCTTTTGCCCATCGCCAATATGGCAGATGCCCATTGACACGATGGGCAAATGCCCTTTATCTCTCTCGTTATGAGCGAGACCAGCCAGCTTCTTCATGAGATCGAGGCCTTCATCGGCACCACCGATATGGCCGCGAGCACGTTCGGCCGTAAGGCGGTCAACGACGGCAAGCTCGTCACGAGATTGCGGGCCGGTAGCACCGTCACCCTGGAGAAGGCATCACGAATCCGGGCCTTCATTCGAACGGCGAGCGGCGCAGACGCTGATGCGCTGGAGGAGGCTAGGACGCCACCTGCGCCGCCGCCGCGCTCCCGCGCCGACGTGCCGGCTCCGATGCCGTGCCCGTTCCCTGAGGGCTTTACTGAAGGCCAATCTCGATGATGGCCTTCATCCGAGCCTTGGCCTTCTCGCGCACGACTGGTTCGTGCCCGGGCGCAACGCGGAACTCGACCTGGTCGATCGCGGCGGAGCCCATCTCTTTCCAGTGCGCGGCCGTGTCGATCGGATCGATGTCGGCTTCGCGGCAAAGCGTTGCGATCCGCCTCAGCGCCATCAGGATCACCTGCTGCTGGGCGGTCTGCTCGGCAATCATGTCGTCGAAGCTTTCGGGGCGCATGCGGCTCTCCGCTGATCGCTGGCAATCGATCAGACAACAGTATGCCTTTGCGCTTTGCGCAATACGAGACTTCACAAAGCATTCATACCACTCTGTGCGGTACCGCACGCTATGGTTATTTGTACTTGCTTCGTTCTTACTTGGTGAGGTGCCGCGTGAACAGTGAAACCCGTACCGATGCTGGGATCTGCAAGACCGACGAGGTCGGCACCGTCATCAGCTTCATCGACCGCGACGAGGGCACCCTGCTGGTCGGCGTGCAGCGTCAGTGGAACGAGCTGAACAGCACGATCCTCTCGCAGGCGATGACGCCCGAGGAGGCTCGGCACTTCGCTGCTCGCCTCGTCGAGGAAGCGTCCCTCGCCGAAGCCGATGCCGCACCGCGCGTGCCGCGGCTGGTGAGCTCTGCCCCCGCGACCGTCTCGCCCTGGGGCTGATCGATGCGCGGGATCATCATCGGCATGCCGATCGCTCTCGGTCTCTGGGCGCTCAGCTTCTGGGCAATCACGTCCAGCAGAATCGAGAGCCGGGTTGCGCCGACCGCTCACGTTGCGGTGCTGCGATGAGCGCGCCGGCTCATCTCACGCATCAGATGCTGGATGATCTCGCGCACGCCGAGCGGTTTTTCTTGTGCGGGTATGGTCTTCGCTCGCCTCATCTTTCGAGCGTGGGCGGCGGCAGCGCGCGGAAAGCGCGTCTGCCATCCCAACGTCTTCTCTCTCTTCGTCCTCGTCCGCCGGCGGCCCTGCCAGGGGCTTTCGGCATCGCGTCCCGCGATCTGGGCTGCCAGGCCGTCGATCGCTTCGTTCTGCAGGGAGGTCGCTAGGATGTCTGCTACCTCCTTCATGTCCGGATCCCTTTCCTCATCCACCTCGATGCTCACAGCATCGGGGAGCACGATGAGAAAGACTGGACAGGCGCATCGAAAGATCACTCAGGTCGATGGCCGAACATTAGCGGAACGTGTCGCGGGGTTCCTGCGCGAGCAGCATCCGCTCAAGACCGCCCAGTGCGTCGAGGCGGAGACCGGCGTCTCTGCGCACACGGTCCGGAAGTGGCTGGAGCAGGGCAACGCGCCGAGCGGGCCAGCCTACGACGCCCTCGTGAACCGCTACGGCGCGCCGTTCCTCTGCCGCGTGCATCCCGATCGCTCGGATGCGTGGTTCGTAGACGTTGCTCGCCAGCAGGAGCAGCAGCGCCTCGAGCGCGCCGCCGCCACGATCCGTCAGCAGCTCGCCGCCGTGATGGGAGGCCGCTGATGCTGCGCTGGCACCTTCTGCGCGCGGCTGCCGTAGCGCTGCGCTTTCTCTCCACGCCCTTCCTGCTCGTCGGCTGGTTCGCCACCCCGATCCTGCAGGCCTCCGCTTGGTGCGAGGACCGCGCCCGCGAGTGGGATCCGCGCCTCTGGGCGCGCGGCGGCGATCGTCGGCCTGAAACCCCTGAGGATGATCGATGACCGAGACCTGCATTCTGGCCATCGACCCGGGCCTCACCGGCGCTATCGCCTTCTACTTCCCGTCCGAGCCCGGTCGCGTCGTGGTCGAGGACATGCCGGTCGTTGACGGTGAGGTGGAGCCGGCCTCCCTGGTGCGCCGCATTCGCCAGATGGCGCCGACCGTCGCCATCGTGGAGCGCGTCGGACCGATGCCCCGCGACGGGGCCGTGCAGGCCTTCCGCTTCGGCTCAGCCTATGCGGCGGCCAAGGTGGCCGTCGCTCTCTGCGAGATCCCCTATCACCTCGTCACGCCGGCTTCCTGGAAGAAGCACTTCCGCCTCGCCGGCGGGCCCGAGGGCAAGGAGCAGTCGCGGGCGCTCGCCCTGCAGACGTTCCCGCGCAGCTCGGAACTCTTCGCCCGCAAGAAAGATCACGGACGCGCGGAAGCCGCGCTTCTGGCCCGCTACGCGGCCGAGAAGCTGATCCAGCCACAGCAGGTGGCGGCATGAGCGCGTCGAAGGGCTCCCGCAAACGCTACACGCTCCGCCTTCCGCGCAGCCTGCACATGCGCCTTGGCGCCGCCGCTGAAGTGGCTGGCTTGCCTCTCAACGATTTCATCGTGCGCCGCCTCGGCGAGTGCGCGGATTCTTCCACGGCCGCGGCGCGGTCGGGATGCGCCGGGAATGGGGAGGGCGCCGAGCCGTCCTCCCCTGACCTGGCCGCTTAGCGAATACCGAGGGGCACCCGGAGCACCGCCGACGGGCGGTCAGGTCGCCATCCCTGTCTTGTTCCGGGTGCCCCCGGGCCTTCCCAAGACATGGCGACCGCACAGGAGAGAAGTGATGGCAGTATCCTGGGACTCGCTAACACAAAAGAAGAGGCCCCGACCTCCGGTCATTTTGGAGTACGGGCCGGAGAAGGCTGGCAAGACGACCCTGGCCTCAGAATTCCCGAGCCCGGTATTCCTCCAGACCGAGGAGGGCGACGGCGTTCTCGACATCGCAAGCATGGGCAAGGTCGAGACGTTCGAGGACCTCATGTCGGCGATTGGCATGCTCTACGAGCGTGAGCACGCCTTCCAGACCGTAGTGGTCGACAGCGTCACCGCCCTGCAGCCCATCATCTGGGCCGAGACCGGCGAGCGCGGCGACGACAAGGGCAACAAGAAGAAGCGCATCGAGGACTTCGGCTACGGCAAGGGCTACGTCTACGCCCTCGCGGTCTGGCAGGAAGTGCTCGACGGGCTCAACGCCCTGCGGCGCGATCGCGGCATGACGATCATCCTGATTGCGCATTCCAAGATCGAGCGCTTCGACGATCCGGAGACGGTAGGCTACTCGCGCTACGAGATCGACCTGCACAACAACGCTCGCGACTTCCTGAAGCGCGAGGCCGACGTCGTGCTGCTGGTGAAGCCGGACGTCACCGTGAAGTCCGAGGATTCCGGGTTCAACAAGCAGCGCGCCATCGGCCAGGGCGGGCGCTCCGTGTGGATGCACGCCACCTCGCGCCCGGCCTACGCGGCCGGCAACCGGTACGGCCTGCCCGAGAAGACGCTCTACGAGCCCGGCAAGGGCTTCGACGCCCTCGCCCCCTTCTTCCCCCATCTCGCGACGGCCGAGGCCGCTCGCATCGCAGCGGAGTGATCGATCATGGCCTATCTCGGCAACACCTTCGACCCGAATGAAGTCCCCGAGGACGAGCGCTCGTTCGAGCCCATGCCCGAGGGCGACTACAACGTGCAGATCGTCGAGAGCGAGATCGCGCCGACGAAGTCCGGCGGCGACATGCTGAAGCTCACCCTTGAGGTGATCGACGGCCAGTTCGCCAACCGCAAGGTCTGGGACAACCTCAACATCCGCAACTCGAACGCGGTGGCGCAGGGCATCGCCCAGCGCGCCCTTGCCGACATCTGCGCGGCGACGAACACCGGGCCGATCACGGACAGCGAGGAGCTGCACTTCAAACCGTTCGTCGCCACCCTCAAGATCGAGCCGTCCCGAACGGTGGGTGACCGGACCTACGATGCCCGCAACGGGGTGAAGCGCTACAAGGCTCGCGGCGGCCAGCCGCCGGCCGGTAAGTCTGCGCCGGCCCAGCGCACTGCGGCGGCCTCTCTGCCGCCCGCGCAGCGCTCCGCGCGGCCCTGGGGCAACGGCGCCGCGGGCGCGGCGCGCCCCGCGGCTGGCGAGCCTCCGTTCTAGCGTAGCCGGGCGGCCGGAACAGGCGTCCATTCCGAGCGCCGGCCGCCCTTCCACCCCATTCGATTTTGCATCGCGCGGAGCCCGTGGACGATGAACGTCACCCCTTTGCCTGACAAGGGAGCCGCCTGACATGGCCGCGCTCCCGCCCCCTCAATCCCACACGGTGCTCGCGATCGACGCCGCCTATGTGGAGGCCGCGCGCACCGGAGACAGCGCCGGCGTGCCGATGTCCGGCGTCGCCAACCCCTGCGATCGCGCGCTCTGGTACCAGTTCCGCTGGGCCGCCCCCGGCGAAGGGCCGGAGGGCGCGCGGCAGCGCCGGTTCGAGAGCGGCGAGATCTACGAGCACCGGCTGCTCGACATGCTCCGCATGATCGGCTGCCAGGTCTGGGAGATCGACGAGACCACCGGCAAGCAGATCCGGGTGGATCTAGCCGGCGGCCACCTTCGCGGCAAGCTCGACGCCGTCGCGCGGGGCCTGCCCGAGGCACCCGCCACGCCCCACGCAATCGAGTGTAAGTCGAGCAACGATAAGTCGTTCAAGGCCATCGTGAAGGGCCCGATCCGGGAGACCAAGCCGGAGCACTTCGCCCAGATCCAACTCTACCTCCACGCCTTGGACCTGCGCCGCGGCCTCTACATGCTGGCCAACAAGAACGACGACGCGGTGCACTGCGAGCGGGTCGAGTACGATCCGGTGTTCTGTCTAGCGCTCGTCGCGCGCATTGAGCGCGTCGTGGCCGCTCCGCGGCCTCCCGCCCGGCTGCACGACGATCCGACGAGCAAGGCGGCATTCGCTTGCCAGTGGTGCCCGGCGCGCGCGATCTGCCACGAGGCCGCGTTCCCGCGGCAGAACTGCCGGACATGCATGGCCTCGACGCCGAGCGATGGACCGCGCTGGGACTGCGAGCGCCACAAGGGCCGGCTTTCCTATGACGGGATGCAGGCCGGCTGCCCGGACCATCTCTTCATCCCCGAACTCGTCCCTGGATCACAGGAAGACGCCGATCCGGAGCGGGGCACCGTGACCTACCGCATGGCCGATGGGTCCGTGTGGGTCGATGGCGCAGGGCGCGAGAGGGCGGCATGAGCCAGAACCTCTCCCACGCGGTCATGGCTCAGCGGCACGAGGCCGCCGATTCCTTCGACCTGTTCCCCACGCCGCCCTGGGCGACGCGTGCGCTCTGCGAGTTCATCAGCACCAGCCGCGACCTGAAGCGCCGCCGCGCCTGGGAGCCGGCCTGCGGACTCGGGCACATGGTGCGCCCGCTCTCCGAGTATTTCGAGCTCGTTTACGCCTCCGATGCCGTGCGATACGGCCATGGAGCGGTCCGCGACTTCCTCTTCCCCGGCGACGAGCCGGCCTTCGACTGGATCATCACGAACCCGCCCTTCCGGCTCGCCGAGGAGTTCGCGCACACCATGATCGACCGGGCTCGCGAGGGCGCCGCGATCCTCGTGCGTACCGCTTTCCTGGAGAGCGTCGGCCGGTACGAGTCGCTGTTCTCCAGGCGCAAGCCGAGCGCGATCCTGCAGTTCTCCGAGCGCGTGCCGATGCACAAGGGCCGGCTGGAGCCGAACGGCTCCACGGCCACCGCCTACTGCTGGATCGTCTGGGAAACGCGGCCGCATGCGCCTCACAGCCGCGGCGTGCCTGCCTTCGTCTGGATCCCGCCCTGCCGGCGCAAGCTGGAAAAGCCGGCCGACTACGAGGTGGCGGTATGACTCGCGCTCAGGCCGACCTCTTCGCCGCCGGCGCCCAGCGCCTCGTCTACGACGACGCCGTCGAGATGACGCTGATGTCGCTCGCCGAGTACGGGCCGCAGCACGACCACTGGGGCATCGCCTGGTCGGGCGGCAAGGACAGCACCGCGACGTTGACCTTGATCCTGCACCTGATCGAGGTCGGCCGGCTTGCGCCGCCGAAGTCGCTGACGGTCTACTATGCGGACACGCGCCAGGAGTTGACGCCGCTCGCGCTTGCCGCGGCCGAGATCATGGCGCAGCTCGCCCGCTTCCCGTGGGTGCGCCTGCGGGTTGTGACGGCGCCGCTCGACAAGCGGTTTCTCGTCTACATCCTTGGGCGAGGGGTGCCGCCGCCGAACAACAATACGCTCCGCTGGTGCACGCGGCAGATCAAGGTCGACCCGATGGCGGCCGCTATCGAGCAGGACCTCGCCGGCCTGCCCGAGACCGACACCGTGTTGATGATCACCGGCGTGCGCCAGGGCGAGAGCGCGGTCCGCGACCGCCGCATCGAGATGTCGTGCTCGAAGGACGGGGCCGAGTGCGGGCAGGGCTGGTATCAGCAGGTCCTGCCGAATGCGCGGGGCGTGCGCGGCAGGATCGCGACCCTCGCGCCGATCCTGCACTGGCGCGTCTGCAACGTCTGGGACTGGCTGAAGACGTTGGCGCCGATGAAGCGCTACGGCGCCTGGGCGACCATGCTGCTGGCCGATGCTTACGGCGGCGAGCTCGCCGAGGAGAAAGCGGCCCGCACCGGCTGCATCGGTTGCCCGCTCGCAAGCAAGGATCTCGCCCTCGACGGCATCCTGGCGATGCCGGCCTGGGCCTACCTCGCACCGCTGAAGCGCCTAAAGCCGATCTACCGAGACCTGCGCCTCCCGAAAAACCGCCTGCGCAAGGCCGGGGCCGAGATCCTGAAGGACGGCTCGCTCGCCAAGAACCCGCAGAGGATGGGCCCACTCACGTTTGAGGCCCGGCTTTGGGCGCTCGGTGAGATCCTGGCCATCCAGGACGAGGTCAATGCTTCGGCGGACGCGCTCGGCCGGCCGCGCCTGGACCTGCTGAACGCCGAGGAAGAGGCGCGCATCCGCGAGCTGATTGCGCTTGGCACATGGCCGGATGGCTGGGACGGCGACGAGCCGACCGCCGACACCCCGCTCGATGCCGTCTATCCGGACGGAACGGTGCAGCCCCTTCTGATCGGAGCGCTGTCATGACCCGCCCCGCCGACCCTACCCTGCTGGCGCTTTACGAGAACGCCCTGCGCGACATCGCCGAGATCCTGGCCGACGCGACCACCGGGGAGGCGCTGGCCGCCCTGGAGATCGCGGCGGACGCGCTCACGCATGCCCTTGATGAGATGGAGGCTGGCAATGCCTAAGCGCTTCAATTTGATCGGTCAGACTTTCGGCCGGCTGACCGTGGCCGCAAAGGGCCAGATCATCGGCTCTGTTCAAACTTGGGTCTGTGATTGCGTATGCGGCGGCAGCAAGATCGTCAGCACCTCCGAAATCAGGCGAGGCAATGTCGCGTCTTGCGGATGCTTGCGCGTCGGCAACCCGACGCATGGGCACGCTGGGCGCAGCGCCTCGCCGACTTACCGCAGCTGGCGCGCGATGCTTAATCGGTGCGGCAACCCGAACTCCGTCGATTACCCGCGCTACGGCGGAGCCGGCATCGCTGTATGCGAGCGATGGTCTTCGTTCGAGAGTTTCCTTGCGGACATGGGGGATCGACCCGAAGGCAAGACGCTTGATCGGCACCCCGACAAGAACGGGAACTACGAACCCGGCAACTGCCGATGGGCAACGCCCTACGAGCAGGTCCACAATCGCAACAAGTACCAGCGGCGTTGGTGGAAGAAACCAGCGGAAATTGATGCCTCGCATGTGGAGGCTCAGTCATGACGCAGCTTCGCTCCTACCAGCGCGCCGGTGTGGATGCTGTTTTCGACTTTTGGGCCGGCGGCGGCGAGAACCCGCTCGTCGAGGCCGCCACAGGCACGGGCAAGTCCGTCATGGTGTCGACGCTCACCCGAGAGGTGATGGAGCGCTGGCCGGACATGCGCGTGCTCATGCTGGTGCACGTCAAGGAGCTCGTCCAGCAAAACGCGCAGGCGCTCCTGCGGAGTTGGCCCGGCGCGCCGGTCGGTATCAACTCAGCCGGCCTGGGCCGACGCGATCTGCGCAGCCCAATCCTCTTTGCCTCGATCCAGTCCGTATACCGGCAGGGGCGCAACCTCGGGCCGCGCGACCTCATCCTGATCGACGAGGCGCACCTCGTCCCGAAAGCCGGCGACGGCATGTACCGACGGCTTCTCGACGATCTCCAGCAAACGGTGCCAGACCTGCGCGTGGCCGGCTTCACAGCTACGCCGTACCGTCTGGACTCGGGTCGGCTTGACGAGGGCGATGACCGGCTCTTTTCGGAAATCGTGTTCTCGTACGGCATCGGCCAAGGCATCGCCGACGGCTACCTCTCATCCCTCGTGTCGAAGGCGACCGACACCACGCTCGACGTGTCCGGCGTGGCCCGGCGCGGTGGCGAGTTTGTGGCCGGCGCGCTGGAGGCGGCCTGCGATCAGGACGCCATCACGCAGGCCGCGGTCGACGAACTCGCGCATCTCGGCCGAGATCGGCGCTCCTGGCTCCTGTTCGCGGCCGGCGTTAAGCACGCTGCCAACCTGCGCGACGCGGTACGAGCCCGAGGCATCGCCTGCGAGATGGTGTCCGGCGAGACGCCGCAGGGCGAGCGCGATCGAATCGTGCGGGACTTCCGCGAGGGCCGGTTGCGCTGCCTCACGAACTGCAGCGTGCTCACTACGGGCTTCGACGCGCCGGCCGTCGATCTCGTCGCCATGCTGCGGCCCACCCTCTCGGTCGGTCTGTATGTGCAGATCGTCGGACGAGGCACGCGACTCGCGTCCGGAAAAGAGAACTGCCTCATCCTCGACTATGCCGGCAACGTGCGCCGGCACGGCCCGGTCGACGCGATCGAGGTGCGCGGCAAGAAGGACGGCAGCAAGCCGGCAGCCGCCGAGGTTACGGAAGTGCGGGCCAAGGAATGCCCGTCCTGCTCGTCGCTCGTCGCCCTCAACACCCGGGTCTGTACCACCTGCGGCCACGAGTGGACGCGCGAGGACGCGCCCAAGCACGACGCCGTGGCAGACGCCGAGCGCGCCATCCTTTCGCTCGCCGCGCCGCCCTGGCTGGAGGTGAGCGGTCTGTCCTTCGCCCGGCACACCAAGCCCGGCTCGCCCGATTCCCTCCGGGCCGAGTTCCACTGCGGGATCCTCACGCACCGCGTCTGGGTCTGCCTGGAGCACGGCGGGCGCGCCGCCGAGAAGGCGGCCCAGTGGTGGCGCCGGATGGGCGGGGCCGAGCCGGTGCCGGCCACCGTCGAGGAGGGGTTGGAGCGGGCCGAGGCCGAGCTTGTCTGGCCCCACGCCATCCAGGCCCGGCAGGCCGGCAAGTTCTGGGAGATCGTCGGCTACCGCTTCGCCGCCGGCGAGGGCTGGTCGACGCGCGCCGTGCTCAACGTGGAGGAGGCGGCGTGATCTGCCCGAAATGCTCCGGCGACACGCGCGTCGTCGACAGCCGGCCGGCCGAGGACGGCACCGTCATCGCGCGCCGCCGGGCGTGCACGGCCTGCGGCCATCGCTTTGGAACGCAGGAGAGCACGTTCGACGTGGTGGCGCACAGGGCGCGCGGCCGCCGGACCAAAGCCGCTTGGCTTCAACGCACCCCGCGTGAGACACGGCTCGCCACGCAGCGCGGCTACGACGCGACCTACAAGGTGCGGTCCGCCGCGCGCGAGGAGGCAGCCGCCACCGGTCGGCCGCTCGGCGACGTCCTCCGGCAGTGGGGCGCGGGCCCGCCGCCATGACCAAGCACCTCGACAATGCCGAGAGCTGTTTCGTCTGCCGCCGGCGTGCGGACGGCCTCGGGGTCAACCAGGGAAACCGCATCGGGTGGCTGTGCCAGCAGTGCGCCGACGGCGGCTATGGAATGAAGGCGATCAGGATGAGTGCCAGGTCATTCGACGAGTACGAGGCCCGGGCCGTCATGGCAGCCGGCGAGCGGGCAGGGGCCTATCTCGACGACATCGGCCAGACCGACCTCGCGAAGCTCGACCCGGCGAACTGGGCGGAGTTCTGCAAGATCCTGATCGAGGGCTTCGGCGACGCCATCCGGCGCGAGGTTGGAAAGGGCGTGGTGCGGGACGGATTCGGCGAGGTCATCCACGCGCACAAGACCGACGATGAGATCGAGGCCGAGATGTCCGGGCAGGAGGCCGCGTGATGGTCATGCCGAACCGCATCGCTGCGAAGCCGACGCTCTACAACGGCACCCGATTTCGCTCGCGCCTTGAGGCGCGCTGGGCCGCCTTCTTCGACCTCGCCGGCTGGCGCTGGGAGTACGAACCGGTCGACCTCGACGGCTGGCAGCCGGATTTCTTGCTGCTGACCACGGGCAAGCCGATTCCAGTCGAGGTGAAGCCAATCCAGTGGCCGGGCACCCGCACGTCCGATGCGCTGGAGGCCATCGTTCTCGGCCGCGCAGACCTGCAGAAGGTGCGTGACGTCGTCGGTGTCGAAATCCTGATCCTTGGCTCGTACCTGCCGACTTTCACGGGTGTGTATTCACAAAGTCCTCTTGGAGCGACGATTGAGGCAAGCCGAATGCAGGACGGCTCCTTGAATCACTTCGTTGATATTGCCGTCCTCTTTGATGGCCTTGATCGTCCCCTCGACTGGTCGGTTGAGTATGGCTCGTGGCACTATCGAATCGGGCCGTATGCCGGGAAGTCAGACCTCCACGAGATTGATGACGATCGCGTTGAGCGCATCTGGCGCGAGGCGGGAAATCTCACTCAATGGCGCGGGCGCTGAGCCATGGCGAACCTTGGCTTTCTGTTCGACGCCGCTGCCCATCAGGCCCTGTCTAATCTGGCCGTGGCCCTCGACCTGGCGCGCGCCGGCATCGCTGTATTTCCCTGTCAACCGGATGGCGCAGAGGCCAAGCGGCCCTATCCAGGGGTGTTCTGGCGCAACCAGAGCACGACGAACGAGCAGCGCATCGAGCAATGGTGGGAGCGCTGGCCTGACGCCGTTCCCGGCATTGATCTTGCCAAAACCGACTTCATTGTCATCGACCTCGACGGGGAGGGCGGGCAAGCCGACTGGCGCAGCATCACTGCCGATCGGTCCGTCTCGGCTCCGCGCGTGGAGACGCCGTCCGGAGGATCGCATCTCTGGTTTCGGCGCAATGGCCGGAACCACGGCAACGGGCGCGGCGCCCTCCCGCCGAAGCGCGATCACCAAGGCATCGATGTTCGCGGTTCTGGCGGCTACGTCATCGCTCCGGGCGCTACCATGCTGGACGGCCGGCGCTACGAGGCGGACGGCCACGACTTCCTATCGGCGCAGTCGGCCCCCGATTGGCTCTGGGCCATTCTCGACGGCCCGACCGACAAGGGCCAGGACGCAGCGCACGCATCAGCACCGACACCGGAGCCACCCCGGCACCCCACCGACGATCGTCGCCGCGCATACGGAGATGCTGCGCTGGCGGCTGAGCGGGAGCGCGTCGCGACCTGCGGCAAGGGCGGCCGCAACGAAGCGCTGAACAAGGCGGCTTTCGCACTCGGCACCCTTGTCGGCAGCGGATGCTTAGGCGAGGCGCAGGTCCGTGCTGCACTCACCGACGCGGCCCAGGCTTGCGGCCTCCTAAAGGATGATGGTCCCCGGGCCTGTCAGGCCACGCTCACGTCTGGCCTACGCGCGGGGATTCTGCGGCCTCGCGACGTGCCAGAGAGCGGCGATTACGTGATTGATGTTGGCATCGGCGCTGAGGTGGCCGAGGCGCTGCTGGCCCGACAGGTCGTTGAGGCGCCCAACGGCGAGCTCGTGGACGCAGAGACCGGCGAGTTCGTCACGCCTGCGCCGATCCACATCGATGCGGCCCAGGACTATCCGGACGAGGCGCTGCGCGTCGGCGGGCTGGTCGGCGAGATGGCGGACTGGATCATGTCCACCGCCATGTACCCGTGCCGCCTGTTCGCCGTATCCGCGGCGCTGGCCGCCATTGGCACGGTGGTCGGGAGACAGGTCTACACGGGCGTGCCGCGGGCCGGCACCTCGCTGTACTGGCTCACCATTGCGCCGACCGCGGGCGGCAAGGACCGTCCGCAGGAGGCGATCAAGCAGATGTTCGCGGCCGCGGACCTATCGCACCTCATCAAGGCGTCGGTGTCGTCGTCGGCGAAGCTCGGCATGTCGCTCGCCGAGGCGCCGGCCCAGTGCCAGGTCATCGACGAGGTCGGAAAGGTGCTGCGGAAGTTCGTGTCTCGCAATGCCTCCAGCCAAGAACTGAGCCTGCTCGACGACTACTGCTCGGTCTGGGGCAAGAACCTCGGCTCGTTCGAGCCAGAGGGCGTCACCACGCGCGGCGACGCCTCCATCCGCCAGCCCAGCCTCACCTTCTTCGGGGCGACGACGCCCACCGCCTTCTACGCGCAGCTCCGCTCGGCGCAGGTCGCCGGCGGCTTCCTCAACCGTTTCCTCGTGATGCAGCGGCACCAGCGCGTGCCCGAGAACCCGGACGTGCAGCCCGAGGACATCGTGCCGCCCGTGTTCGTCGAGGCGCTGCGGACGCTCCACACGTGGCAGGACGGTCGGATCATGCCGGCGCCAAGCGAGATGGCACGCGATCCCTTGCGGCCGCCCACGCCGTTCGTGGTGCCAGTGGCGCCCGACGCCGAGCCGATGCTGGTGGAGGCAAGGGCGCGGGCTCGGGCCATGATCGTGCGCTCGGACGACGACCCCATCCTCGAGGTCTACGCGCGCTCGGCCGAGATGGTGAAGCGTATGGCCCTGGTGCTCGCCTGCGGGCGGCACTGGCGGGACATGAGCGCGTGCCGGATCGAGGCGAGCGACGTCGCCTTCGCGTCGAACCTCGTCGACTGGTGCATGGGCTCGTTCGTCGAGGGCCTGCGCAACCACATGGCCGAGAACGAGCACCAGGCAAATGCCAAAATGGTCCTGGCGCTCATCCGCACCGCCAAGGGGCACAAGCTCACGCGGTCGGAGCTCTACCGGAAGGTCGACGATCGGCTGCAGGCACGTGAACTGACGGGAATCTTGGTGAACCTGTGCGAGGCCGGCAAGATCGAGGTCCTGGAGGAGAAGCCGCCGGAGGGCACCAAAGGTGGCAGGCCGAAGACGACCTACGTGCTGCGGTAGCAGGTTACTCGGTGGTAGCTGAATGCCGCTGATACAGAAACGCCCCCACCACCGACGAGATGGTTCCAGCACCCAAGATCCCCGCGATCCATGGATGGTCGAGCCATAGCGCGAGAGAGACGACCGAGAGCACCATCACGAGAAACATGATGGCGCCGATCTGACCGATGCGATCGCGCCAGATCGCCCCATTCAGAGCTCGCCTCTCCTGCCCGCGCCGATGCTCCGACTCAGTCTCCCACTGCCGCATGATCCGCTCTGGAGCGTCGGGTACGAGTGCCCGGAATTCCTCAAGGGATTTCGGCGACGGAAGCGGCCCCTGCCAGCCTTCCTCGGTGCGGATAATCGTGGTGGTGGTGGGTTCAGAGCGCGGCTCGTGCCGCGCCATCGGATTATTTCTCTGACGCTTCGATGCGCGCATGTTCGCGATCAATCACGCGCTGCATATCGGCACCAATCCGCACGGCATCTCCGCGAAGAGCGTCAAGATCCGTGCGGTGCGGGTGCCTGTATGCTGGCGGATGCGGAGGCCAGACGGACGCAAGCGCGCCCAGCCCGGCTAAAAAGCCGCCGAGCCGCGAGCGGTTCGGAAAGAGGCTGCGTACGAACGCTGTCATGGCCCACCTGATGACAGGATAATTGACAGGAGGTCAACTAAGTTGGGCGGCCTGCGGCTTAAGCCAAGAGGGGTAAGGGTTAGGGCTGGGTTAACGTTGGGGCACCCGGGACCGGCATTTTCCACCAAAAATCGGGGCTAGGTTTTTGCCGGGCGCGGGGTTTTTACCCTGAGCATGAACCTCGGCAGGCCGAGGTTTTTGCCGGGTTTCACCGGGGCACTGCAGGGTAAAAACCTCCGCTCTTAAGATAATGATATATATAAGAAAAAAGAATTTTTTCTATGTTATTACAGTTTTTACCGGACAGGTATGCCTCCATTTTTTTTGAGCCCATTTCTCTGCAGGTACACACTCTCAAGGGTAAAAAGGTAAAAACCTCCTCGGCGCCTGTAGGCTTGTTTCCCACTGTCCGCCCGCTACCATCATCACCGCGCATACCCGACCGTGACCGCGGCGACCCCGAGAGAGGCCGCCGTGACGAACATCGAGAACACCGCTCGCCAAGCGAAGGCACTGGCCCGCAAGAAGCGGGGCAAGGCCGCCATGCGGCGGGCCCGCAAGGCCAAGCCCTATCAGAGGGCCGCCCTGCCGACGCCTGAGCGCGTGCGCGCTCGCGCTAAGACCGAGCGCTTCGAGGTCGACGAGGCCCGCGACTGGGTCGTGGTCCGGACCGAGCAGAACCGGGCCTCACGCTGCGCCAACGCGCTTCGCGAGCGCGGCCTGCCCGTGTTCGAGGCGCGCCAGGAGGAGCGACTGGTCGCCGAGAACGGAAAGGCCCGCGTCGCCCAGGTGCCGTTGCTGCGGCGCCTGCTGTTCGTCGGGCTGTCCGCGACCGACGCGCCGGGTGATCTCGCCAGCGTCCAGTACGTCGAGAGCATGTGGGCTCGGGGAGAGGATGCCTGGATCTGGACGCCGCGCGAATGGCTGGGCAGCGCCAGGCCGATCCGGATCGGGCCGCTCGCCATGCAGAAGTTCGCCGACCACATCACCGGCCACCGTCGCAACGGCAAGCTGGTGCCGGACCTGATCAAGGCCCTGTTCACAGCCGGCGAGACCATCCGGATCACCGATGGGCCGTTCGCCACCTACGACGGCGTGATCGAGCGTATCGACGCGCCGCGCGGACGTTACACCGTGCTGGCCAGCATCTTCGGACGCGCTACACCTGTGGAGTTGAGCGAAGATCAGCTGGAAGCTGCTTGAACTTCTTCCTCGGCTGTGCATTCTTCCCGGCAGGATATCTGGGTAGCGCGCGTCCTAGACCGCCTCGACCACTGCCTCAGGCAGGTTGTGTCACCCAGACCCGGCCCACGGCATCACCGAGGCGGGAGTAGGCTTGTGCCCCGAGCGAAGATCGCCCGGGGCTTTGCTTTAGTTCTTCGGTTTTGCCGCCGCGCGATCGTAACCTTCCTTGTAGAGATTTTGCAGCGTGCTCAGGAGGCTGGGCAGATCATTGTAGGCACAATGCACGACGACCTCGTTTCCTGAGGCATCGTTCAAGGTGAACTGCACGTGGCCAGAATCATCGACAACCTTTGCGTCGTAGATCTGGTCCCACCGAATTTCGAGCTTCTCGGCCATAAGCGTTCCCTGGGTTGAGGACTCACTCTACCCCATGATCCCGCGTCTGTGTTGGACCGTCCCGATCTGGTAGTGCCGAGGGACCCACAATGACCGGCCTGACCTTCTCCGGCGATGGCCTGCTTCAGCGCTTCTCGAACCAGCTCGGTGAGCTCGGTGCCCGCGCCCCGATCGCTCTTGCACGGGCTCTGAACCACACCGGCACGAAGGCCCGCACCCAGGTCATCAGGGCGCTGACCCAACAGACCGGCCTGAAGCGGTCCGTGATCGTCCGCGCCGTGAAGGTCAACAAGGCGACCGCCGCGGCCGAGCAGTTCGGGTACGCAGGCAGCTTGACCTACACGCTGACCACGCACGGCGGCGACATCAGTCTCAAGTTCTTCAGCCCAAAGGAGACCAGG